ATAATAACTGATGCTAAATTTACAGTTGATGCCAAAGATGAAATTTATATGCACAACGAAAAGAATATAACACTACATTCAAAGGGTAGTAATAATATATTCTTAAATTCAGATAGTGGTAAAATTTATTTAGGAAAAGATAAAGGCGCCGGTCAAGATGGTGCGGATGTTCAACAAATGGTTTTGGGTGGTGAGTTAGTTAAAATACTTAAAGATTTAATTACAGTATTAGAAAATCAAGTATTCTTTACACCGTCCGGCCCAACTCCTCCTGGCCCACAACCGGGAGATAAATCAAAGCTTGCTCAAATAAAGGGTCAGTTGAATAAAATACTTTCAAAAAATAACTTTTTAAGCGCAAAATAATGAGTTGGGGAACATTCAAATCAACATTGTTGCCCGCTATGCAAAGTCATACATTTGGTAATAGCTTGGAAACATTTGCTGCAACATTTGCTAGTGCGTATGATTTATCAATAAAAACAGGTAGAACAACCATTACAAGTATACCTTGCTTACAAGGGAATAAAGGTGCTATGCAATCGCAACTAGTATCTTTATTATCAACAACACAAAAAACAAATGCTCCAGACTTTCTAACAATAGTTGGTCCAGCGGTTATAGCATATTGGACAGGTGCTACCATTCTACCAATACCTCCGGCCATTCCATGTCCGGGAGCAATCCAAAACATATCAGTCACCGGTGCACCTGTTTTAAGTCCTGGTGTATGGACGCCTTTATCGGTTCCTGCGAATAATAATCCTCAAATTTTTATAAATGCATTTTGTGCCACTGCAACAATACATTTGACAACGGTTTCCGGACTACATAATTGTATTTGTATATATCCAGGTTCACCTCCGCCAGTTGCGCCGGGCGTTTTACCTTGGACTGGATATACTGCGGGCTAAATTAAATTTTATCTTTCGATATTTATTAAAAAGTATTTTATTATGAAATCAGATATTTTAGTGTCCTTAATTAAGGAAATAGTTAAAAATGAAGTAAAAAACCAAGTTAAAGAAGAATTAGTTAAATTGGTCAAATCTGGTGCGGTTACATTAAACTCAAAGAAACAATCGGCTACACCAACTTTAAGTGAGTCGGTTAAACCAAGAGTGAAACCGAATGTAGTTGCTAAACCAAAGGTAGAAAAGCAATATACTAATAATAGTATGTTAAATGAAATACTTAACCAAACAACTCCATTTACCGCAGCACAAAAAGCAGAGGGCGGACCAGCAATGGGAGCAACAGGCGGTAGCATTTTAGATGCCATTCAACCATCGGTATCTATGGAGGATGATTGGGAAACAATGGATTACAGAACAGTTAATATGCCTCAACAGCAAATGCCTGTAGCTGATTCTGATAACCCCGGTGTAGATGCTTTGACTCGAGCACTACAAAGAGATTATAGAGAACTTGTTAAAAGATTTTAATAAACTATGGCTCGTGATATTGGTAAAGTAAATGTAACCGACCTAAAGCAGAATGATTATAGAGTTCTTGGTATAGGTATAAATACATCCTCAAATAGAGGTGGTCCGTTTGCTGTCAATTTTACAACCATACAACAGGCACGTAATAATCTTGTTAATTTGGTTTTAACAAAAAAAGGTGAAAGAGTGGGCCAGCCTGATTTTGGTTGTGATGTTTGGAAAGTCCTATTTGAACCAATGATAGATGGTGATATTGATACAAAAATAGAGTCAACAATAGTCGATGCAGTTGCTGAGTGGCTTCCATATATAGCAATAGATGAAATAATTGTAGACTTTACAGATAACGATATTGATAATCACAATGTTAATGTGGAAATTCTATTCAGTCTAGTCTCAAATCCAAATATAACAGATACCGTAACAGTAAATATAACTCAATAAAATGGCTATAAAAAGTTCAAAAAAAGATTTTGGTAATAATAGGTCTGTAAACTATGTAAATAAGGACTTTGGTGCGTTTAGACAAAATCTCATTGATTTTACTAAAGTTTATTTTCCAGATTCGTATTCCGATTTTAATGAAGCATCTCCTGGTATGGTTTTTATTGAAATGGCATCTTACATTGGAGATGTACTTTCATTTTATCAAGACGCACAATTAAAGGAATCAATGCTGCAGCATGCAACTGAGCGTAAGAATATAGTTGCTTTGGCTCAAACTATGGGTTATAAACCAAAAATAACTACACCTGCGGTTACAACCTTAACTGTATATCAATTAGTACCAGCAACTGGAGTCGGTGTAAATAATCAACCGGATTCTACATATTATTTGAAGATTAAAGAGGGTATGGAAGTAGAAGCAACAACAAATTCTTCTATCATTTTTAGAACAATAGATGCTATTGATTTTGAATCGCCTACAGATAGGGATATAACAGTATATAGCAGAAATGATATAACAGGAGAACCGGAATTTTATTTAATTACTAAAAAAACAAAGGCTATATCAGCGAGGTTGCTTGATACTACGGTTAGCGTTCCCCTATCCGATACGGAATATCCAACAATATCTTTATTTGATAATAATATAATACAAATAGTTTCAATAACCGAACAAGGAACTAACGATAGGTGGTATGAAGTTCCTTATTTAGGTCAAGAAAGTATTTTCGCAGAAATACCAAATACTGTACCGAATGGATTACTAAGTCAGTACAACAATACCGTTCCATATATTTTAGAAGTTCAAAAAGTTCCAAAAAGATTTAGTACTAGAGTCAATTCGGATAATACTATTGATATTCAATTTGGTGCGGGTAACACTAATTATTTTGATGAAATAATACTTCCAAATTCAAAAAATATAGGTATAGGTACTACAAATTCAATAAGTAGACTTGGAACACCAATAGACCCTTCTAATTTTTTAAGAACTAGTACATTTGGAGTATCACCCGCGGGTAAAACTTTAACTATAAAATACCTAGTTGGAGGTGGCGTAGAATCTAATGTTAATGTAGGCGATTTAACAACACTAAGGCGTGTAGAGTACGAAGAGGATTTACTAGCAATTAGTAATCAAGCTTTATATCAATTAGTCAAAGAATCAATAGCTGTTGAAAATTTTGAACCTGCGGCTGGCGGACGTGGTGGTGATACGGTTGAGGAAATAAGACAAAATGCATTGGCTGCCTATGGTTCTCAAAATCGTGCGGTAACGAGACAAGATTATGTTGTTCGTGCATTAAGTATGCCCGAAAGATATGGAAGTGTAGCAAAAGTTTATGTGTCTCCTGATGCAGAGATTGATAATGGTTCTGTTGATTCTATATTAGCAAATCCAAAAGATTTGGCAGAATTTACAAATCTTATAGATAGAGTAAAGGATATGGATCGTGGCCAGACACAAAAAGAAATTCTACAATTTATATCTAAAAGAAAAACCAATGTGGTTCAAAATAATAATCCGTTTGCTATCAATATGTACCTTTTAGGATATGACTTAAATGGTAAGTTGACAACGGCAAATGCGGCAGTAAAGCAAAATCTTAAAACTTATCTTTCTGAATATAGAATGCTAACCGATGTTGTTAATTTTATAGATGGATATATTATAAACATTGGTGTAGACTTTGAAATAATAGTATATTCAAACTACAATAAAACCGAAGTTCTAACAAAATGTTTAACAGAAGTTGGTAATTATTTTAATATAGATAAATGGACATTTAATAAATCAATCAATCTTTCTGAAATAGAATTGATTTTAGCAAATGTAGAAGGTGTTATGAGTGTACCAAAAGTTGAAATTCATAATTTATTTGGTGAAGATTTTGGCTATTCTAATAACAGATATAATATACCCCAAGCCACAGTTGGTAAGGTTATTTATCCATCTTTAGATCCAGCCGTATTTGAAATAAAATATCCTAACAAAGACATAAAAGGGAGGGCACTATAATGCATAAATTTTATACAATCACATATGACTCATCGGTTTATCTACAACAGCCTACTCAAAATGCTGGACGGGATCCTATTTTAGATATATCTAAAACTTATTATGATGGGTTGAAAGATATTAACCGTACTTTAATAAAGGTTGATATTAACACTATATCGGCTTCAATAAGTAATGGAGAAATTGGTATAGGTTGGAAATCGTATCTTAACTTAAAATCGGCCAATGCATTAGAAATTCCAGCTGAATATACAATATATGCCAACGCATTATCACAGAGTTGGGATATGGGGTTAGGCGTAAGATTCGATGATAACACAATAGAGGGTGTAAGTTGGAGATACCGTGATGGAATAAATAAATGGCAAGAAAATGCAACAGGTGGTACAGCAATATATGCAGCCGGTGTAACCGGTTCAGAAAATGCAGAGGGTGGAGTTTGGTACACAGCATCGCAATGCCAACAATCGTATTCATATGAACCCGATGATATTCATATGGATATAACCGAACTCGTAAAACTATGGGTAAGTGGTACGATTGAAAATAATGGACTTATATTAAGACATGGATTGGAAAACGAAGCAGATACTATTGATTATGGTATATTAAGATTTTTCTCAAAAGAAACGGGAACGATATACGAACCAAAATTGGAATTTGTTTGGGATGATACCACATTCAATACTGGCAGTTTATTACCCGTTGAAGGTACTGCATTAGACGATTATAAAGTGATTGTTACAAACTTAAAATCAAAATATGAAAACGATTCCAAAATTCGTATAAGAGTTAAAGGTAGAGATAAGTACCCATCTAAAAGTTTTGGAAATACTTTTGCGTATGACCAG